GACTGGATTTCCAGATACCAGAGTGAATAATCCGTGCGCCCCTTATGCCACTCAGGATAGTCCTGTGCAAGCGTGGGCACAACTGGCATTGCAGGCTTTAGAAACACATAAAATTCACATTAAATTCAATCACCTTATTTAACCATGAATTTGATGCAATTAAATAAAGCATTGGCTTAACAATATTCAGCCTATGCTGAAATTTATTCAGTTCTTCAAGCATATTCCTGATGCGACCACATTTCGGCATAAAGTCTATGTTCGCCTTGGGCACGTCGATCGACGATTTCCTTTAGCTCCGCCTGTTGTTCTGCGTTGATTTTTACTCCACATTGGCCTAGTCGTCTCAGAGATGTATATCTTCCAATTAGTACTATCACAGAAAGGCTTCGTGTCGATGTAGAAAGTGAAAGTGAAAGTGAAAGTGAAAGTGAAACTATAAATAATATTGTTTTACTGGGTGATTACAATGTCGAGCCTTACGACAAAAGAATTGTTCACCATTTACAGTCATCTAGAGAGAAAGAGCTGGTACTTACCCGCACCTGCAGGTTTCTTTCTTTTCCGCTCTCTAATATCACTGAAACAAATCATCACGCCGTCAGCCCGGTTTGGTGACAGTACACCGTCAGGCTGCTTATTCACTAAAATTTTGCCTGCACCATTTTTGCTATAGGTGGGTTGTGAAAGTTCGCGCTTAAGTTGTTCAAGCTCTTGCTTATCTATGTCTTGTGTTGAGAGTGAAATAAGACTGTCTGGGTCATATTGCATGTCCTGCAAAGCTCGATAGGTATTCTGGAATCGAAGACGCAGCGACCACTACATCTGGGCTTTAAGATTGGCGAAGAAGTCCACGTTTTTACGCGCCTCAACCATCTCCTGCTCGGGGTTATGTACTGCACCTGATCCCCGGAAAGGATTAGCCTCAATTTCTGACATCCCCCTCACTTGATTTTGCTCATTAATGACGCGAGCATCACCGCATACACCAGCTCCTAACCCATCCGCATCGTAGAAGAACAAATTCAGTTTTAGATCCAGGCATGCATCGATAGCTTTTTGCGTGGTACCAAAAATGTCATCACCAACGCCTGACCATGTATCCAGGTATTGCAATACAATCCCGTGACGAGCCGCAAAAAAGTTTTTATCCTTACCTTCATCTGCTACATCCAGTGCACCGTTACGCTCACCAGAAGGCTGAATACCGAGCTCAATATGAGAATCAACAGCAGCTTCAACCCATGCGGAGGGGATCAGCATGCCTTCAACCGATGCTGCGTAATCAATATCTACTTCTTGAGCCAAAACGACGTCATCAAGTGTGGCCTTTTGCTTTTCATACCATGGATAAAAATCAATTTTCCATGTAGCTCAGCCAGCCAATTCTTATCAGGATTAGCCCTCCAAGGCATGGTAAAGACGGCGTAACGACCGCTAAAACGATCCTGGTGAAAGCGATCGCCGATACCATTGGGAGTAGAGAGCAGTCATATCACTATAGATGATCTCGCCATCTTCATCGCACTCAACACCAATGTGATAAAGCTCATGTTCAATCAAACGACAAAATTCACGATCTGAAGCTTGCTCACAAAATGCAGCATCAACCGTAATCAAATATTGAGGTACGAAACCGAACCAGTCGCGTATCTGCTGTTCCTGGCGTGCCTGCTTCCATCCGCCTTGGTTAAACATGACCTTTTCACATTGCCACAGCACCATACGTTTTTTAGCTACGGCGGCAGATGATGCCCAAGCAAATGCAAGGAACTCTTCATTGTCGTGAAGTAGCTCAGCAATATGATCATGATCCGGGTTATGGAGTTCACCACCAAGGGTCAGCCAGTTTTTGACAACCCATTCTTTTAATTCCACGGCGGGCGCTAATAAAATCGCTTCTTCTTCCTCAGCCTGATCAATCAGATTCGATGGTGGGAATGGTCTGAACTGGTCCATAAGATGCCTTTAAATTTCTCAGCCACATCGTAGCTCGACCCATATTGATGTCTGCAGGTAAAAACTGCTGAAACCGATATCCCATTTCTTCAGCATGGTCATACCGGTCGATGCTCCAGGCTTTTGTAGCCAGCTTACCTTTACGACCACCTGACCAAGGACCACCCGCAATTTCAATCAGCATTCGATATTCAATAAGGTGAAAATCAAACCGCCAATGCTTAGTGCTTTTGAAGTGAAAATACTCTTCATATTTAATTTCCATGCGATCAAGGATTTCTTTGAGTCGATCGAATGCTTCTAAGTATTTTTCACCGGCTTTGGGTAGTGGTCTGGTACGAGATTTCTTTTTAAGTGGGCCTTTATCAGTTAAGGCTTTGTATTGATCAGGATTCATATAAAGCAAAGCGCAAATTCTTAATACGCTCTCTCAACTTAATCATGATGCCGTCAATTGCCAGTAACTCATTTCGAGTCAACCCAGCCTGACTGAGATTTTGATACTTAGACAGCTCAGCACTGCAAAATTCTAAGTCTTGTTTCGCTTGTACTTTGTCTGTCATGAGTACCTCAAAATAAAAAACCCAGCACTCAGGCTGGGTCTGTCATATTGTTTATTTTACTGATGCAATGCCATTTCCGCACTTTTGGCTAAAAATGCCGAACGGCTTAAGTGTTGTTTCTTGGCCACAGCATCAATACGCTTCACCAAAGCTTCCGGCATACTGATATTAATACGAACAGACTTGGTATTTACCTTTGTCGTATCAATATCAACTAACAGCCAAAAACCACCTTCAAATCTCTCATCACCTAACCATCGCTCTGGGCTTGATGGTACAGGTAACGGAATATCTTCACCATCAAAGTGAACCTCAACCGCTTCCTGCGCCATGCGCTGGATGTCTTGCATTTCATCCGCAGCACTGAAACACCCTTCAAAGTCAGGGAAAGTTAAACCGTATGCAGCATCTTCATCTTTATGAACATATACTGGATATAACATATTTACCTCCATTCCCAACCAGCCTGTTTATATATATTGCGTAGAGTACCTATCGGCATATCTTTACGTGGATGTGGCACCACAACATGACCGGGTTTATCGGGATGCTTATACTTTTCATGGTCGCCTTTACCGCCAACCTTGTACCAGCCTTCCTGCTCCAGACGCTTAATAATGTCTTTGCTGTTCATTGTGTAATTATACACAACATTATTTCAATNNCCCCCCGCCAATATCTAGTATGTAGCGGGGTTTTATATGCCGTAATACGTTCGGCAATGGAGAAATCACTCAGGTTTTGTTTTACCACACTTACGACATTCGACCTCGGCAAATATGTCTGACTCGTAATCAAATGCATGTATGCAAAATAATTTGCGTAGGAATTGGAGCATCTAGTTTCTCCTGACAAAAAAAGCCCACCTCGAGAACATTGGTGGGCTTATAAACACTGACCATGGAGTAGGTCATTCAGAAACTACAGCTGTTTCTGTTGGTTATTTTCTACACCATTTAAGTATTTTTCAGTGGCAAAATATACCAAAAATTAAAATAATGATAATTAAATCAAATTATTAGAATAACTTAATTAATTATTTATTAACATTAAAGATGAAAGCTGATAGGTAACTTTCAGGCAATTAAAAGCCCACTTACTCCTTCAAATAAGTGGGCCGGTGCTGTAGTCATTTTCTTCGTTTTATTTGCGTTTTCTTGTTTTCGCAAAAATAAGATAGCACTAAAAAATTAACAACAAAGTATAGAGAATGCACAGGAACTGTTTTCACTTGTCTACTTTGGGTTATTTTTCTTTTTAAGGTATGGCAATTTTGATTTAAACATTACTTCCTCTCTTGTTACCCTGAACTTTTTCTTTGTTCCAGGATGAATAAAAGTGTTTTCACCATCTAAACTAATCACATTTTCATTAATCACTATTTGGGGTAAAGGCACACATATAGGGTTTCTTCCATATTCATTGAAAACCTTTTCAAATACCTGCTCTACCACTATCTTCATACCGCAACGACTTATAGCTTTTACTTCTTTTAATATAAAAATTTTAGACATTTCCAATAACTCTTTTTATTTTTTTCCAAAGAATTATAGAAGTG